TGGGCCACTTTTAACATTTGATGATACAAATAATTATTTAGAAATTACAGGAGCTAAAGTAGGTATTGGGACAACGAGTCCTGGAGCAACACTGGAAATTAACGGTTCATCAGGCACAAAACCAATAAAAATAGTTGATGTGGGTGGAGGCGATGCTTTTGTAGTTGGACAATATGGAACTATAGGTTTGGGTGGTAGACTTTCATCAGGAAGTTTTGACCCCTCTACAGAATCATCAACACATATTCTTACTAACAGTTCATTTCCCTTATTGTTAGGGGTTGAGACTGATGATACAAATAAAGAATCTTATCTAGTAGGAACTCAATATGATTCTGGAACAGAGACAGAAGGAACGTTAATGCTTGGAACTTATAATTCTTCAGACGAAAATGTAGTGTTATTTGGAGGGGGTTCAAGCGGCAGGAATTCTGCAACACGTTTATCTTTTTACACAGCAGCGAATACTGCGACTCGAATAGGAACAGAAAGAATGAGGATAGACACGAGTGGTAATGTTGGTATAGGACGAGCTCCTAATACTAAACTTGATATTCAAGGCACAGATACAAGAGTATCAATTCATAATACAGCTGGAAGTGCTGGAAATTTGGTTGGTATAAGGTTAAAGGTTTCATCAGATACATCAGATAATTATTATTTTGGCGGTCTGTTAGGTGAAAGAACAGCTGCTGGTAAAGTGGATTTACATTTAGCGACAAGAGGTGCTTCAGGGGACTTAGTAGCTTCTGATGCAAAACTTACAGTTCTTTATGGTGGCAATGTCGGCATCGGGGTAACTGACCCACACTCTAAACTTGAAGTTAATGGAGCAATAAGTTCTGCTGTAACTACAATCACAGCTTCAGCAGATGATACAAATGTTTCAGGTATTAATACTTTATTTATAAATCCAGCAGGTGCAGTAAATATAGGTGGCTTTACAGGAGGAGTAGCAGGACAAGTATTATATGTTCAAATAGTGGATGCAGACCAAACTGTGACAATAGAAGACCAAGAAGGAGTAGCAGATACTCAACAAATATATATGCACAAAGGAGCAGATGAAGTTTTAACCTCAGAGAGAGGTGGATTTGTTCTAATATGTGATGGAACAAGCTGGTATGATTGCTCTCACGCAAGACACGTTTAATAATTAATAATATAAAATAATATGCAATTTAGAGTAGTGAAAATTAAAGAAGGTCTTTATAGAATAAAAATCTATGAACCCACTAAAACTTTAACTGGCAATACAGTTAATGCACTTACTAGAACAATGACTGTTACTCTTAAACGTTTAATCCAACGAAAAGATAGTGTAGATAATAATATAACAAATCTATCAAATCAGATTGATGCCCTCGAAACAAGGTCAGATAATATCCAACTTTATATAGGTGAGATAAATAAGATTAATAAATAACATAAATTTTATGGAATTATTACTTTCATTGTCAATAACAATATTGGCAGAAGGATTTAAAAAGCTAATTAAGAAAGTAGGAGAAACTAAAGCTAAGTTTTTAGTATTAGGATTTGTATTATTACTATCAGTGATTTATTCAGTTCTAAATTTTAATGGATTTGTTACAGCAGTAGTATTAAAAAAGATAGTTACTATATTTGGTATGTCTATTGCTAGTTATGAGATTGTATTTAAAAAGATTATATATCCAGTATTAAATAAGATTAAAAAATAAAATGGAAGAAATAACAAATCAAACATTACACGAGATATTAGTGAGAGTAGAGAAACAGGTTACCAAAACAAATGGCAGGGTAACAGATTTAGAAAATTGGAAAAACAAAATTAAGGGAGCTTTAATTATAATGAATATAATTTTAATTCCATTAACATTGTTTATTATTACAAAATATATATTTTAGTATATTAAAAAGCAAAAAGGAGTAGCACTATGAAAAATAACATTCGTTATCTAGTGTCTAAGAGAAACAATGAGAAAGTTTTATTTGTTTCTGACATCCACGCACCTTTTCAGGACAATAGAGCAGTGAGAGCTATCATATCATTTGGTAAATGGTTAAAGCCAGATAGAATCATTTTTATCGGTGATGTAATAGATTTCTATGCTGTGTCTAAGTTTAACAAAGACCCTATCAGAGCATTGAGACTTCAAAGTGAAATAGATGAAGCTCATAGTATTCTTAGGATATTCCGTAAGGAATTTCCTACTGTTGAAATGATTTACATAGAAGGTAATCACGAAGCAAGATTAAGAGGATACCTATGGTCTAAAGCATCAGAGCTTTCTGGACTAAGAAATATGAGATTAGAATCTTTAATGGGTCTTGAAGTGTTGAACATTAAGTATGTCAGTAATGGTAGAATGAAATTTAGAAACTTTGTCATCAAGCACGGTGATATAGTTCGTTTACATTCTGCTTATACGGCTCGTGCTGAACTTACGACTACTGGTATATCTGGTTTAAGTGGACATACTCATAGACTTTCAACACATTACCTTTCAAATGAAGGTGGAGACTATGTGTGGTATGAAATTGGTTGCCTTTGTAAAATGAATCAAGAGTATATGAAAGGTAAATTCCCTAATTGGCAACAAGGATTTGCATTTGGATTCTTTAAAAAGGGTTCTGCTAAATATAATATTCACTTAGTGAACATTGTAAATGGTAAAGCACTCTTTATGGAAAATGAATTTTCTGGCAGTAATAAACAGTAGGAGGATTAAAATGTATGTATGGTATGAGTTCAACATCTATGAAGTGATAAGACCACGTCTAAGTGAACGTATTATTGCAGATTTGAGAGACTCTTGTCCTAACACTATGCTAACCTTACAACTTATTAAAAACCCTCGTTTTTTTAAGACGGTTAAAATCAAGTATGTAAAGTTTCAATTTGAATGGTAGGAGGTTCTAATGAAATTCTCAGAATATGTAGATTTAGCAGAGCAAGAAAGACACGCTGTAATAGACGCACTTCTTAATGAAATCTATGATTTAAAAAGACAGCTCGCAGAATATAAACGAGCTGAAAAAAAGGAATTAGTTCCTTCGAAAAGAAAACTAGTAGGATTTAATCAAGGTGGTAAAAAATGAAAGGTCAAGAAGGCAGAATAGTAGATATTGCCATTCTACTTAATGAGGGTTGGAAAAAGGAAACTTACTTTGGAAATAATGGATTAGTCCTTTCCAAAGGTGATGATAGAATACTCTATTCTATAAAACAGAAAAGGGTAATCGTTCATTACAAATCCAAACCAATACTCGGATGTTAATCTATAGGGAGTTGACAATAAAAGCCGACTCCCTACAAATCTTAATTGTAAACTAATAGTATATATAAAGATTAACTACTAGTTTATAAGTTAACATAGGTTAAGTAAATAATTTAAAAATAAAATAGATTAACATAAGTTAATTTTCAGTTGCACTTAACCACACCAATTCAACGAGAGTTCGGTTGGTTAGAAATACATACGGCAGAATCCTTTTTTGAAGTCCCAACGCAACAGAGGCTTTATTACAGTCTTCTGCCCAGCTGAAAGTTAATTTATTAAAAAACATATGGATGAAATAAGATATGGTTTTATAGATAGAGTAAGGGATTCTGATTGGCGTCTTGGTGCTAATGATAATTTAGATTTACAAAAAGTTAGTAATACTGGAGATTATACAGATGTTATACCTAAATGGGAATCACAGATAGGTTTATATATGGATACTATGGCTTGTGTTACTTATTCTGCATTAGATTGTCTTGAAACAATATTCGGTCAAATAATGCAAGATTATAGTTATTTAGATGAATACAGAGATGAAAATGGAGATATAAATTTTAGTGATAGATTTATTGCTAAGTTATCTGAAACAACTCATCAGGGTAATTATTTTACAAAAGTAGGAGATGCAATTAGAGGATATGGTATTTTAAAAGAATCTGATTGGGATTTTCCTTATAAACAAAGAACACCAGTTTTTGCTTGGGATGATTATTATACAGATATATCTCAAGAATTATTAGATAAAGGAAAGGATTTTTTAAGTTATTTTGATATAACTTATAGATTAATTCCTATAAATAATATAAATATAAAAGAACAATTAAAATATGGACCGATACAAATAAGTTATTCTACAAAAAGTCCAATAGTAGATGGAATAATTCAAAATAATATAGCTTATCATCATCCTAATCACGCTGTAATGATTTATAATGTTAAAGATGATGGAGTTATAGAAGTATTAGATCACTATGAAAGAAATGGACACGGACATATTAAGTTTGCAAAAGATTTTCAATTTGGCCAATGGGCTTTACAATATTATATTAAACCTAAACAATTAAATACTATGAATTTAAAAGAAGGAACATTATATCAATTAGTAGAAGGAAGAGGAGGATTTGCAATAGCAATAGATGATGCCTTATTTATAGACGATTTAGCAAAAATACTTGCTACTTGGGAGGTTAGAAATAATGGTAAAGGTAAAACAGCTACAATGACATTAAATGATTGGAATAGCTTTGACCATTATAACTTAAAAAGAGAAAAAATAAATTAACAATATGACTAACAAACAAGTGGATGAAATAATAAAAGCACTTGAATCATTAGTAAAAAACTTAAAAAAAATAATAAAATAATAATATGTGTCCAACAGCAGAATTATTACAAAAACCCAGTATAATAGATATAACAGGGTCAACTATTACGGTGGCACATCCAAATATATCTGGTTATACAAAACATTACCTAAGAAGTTCACTTACAGCAGGAACTGCTACATTATCGTTGGATGATAATAGTGGATTATCTGATGATGATTGGCTTCTGTTTGGAGAAATAGGAGATGCTAAAACTGAAACTGATGATATAAATCTAGTTGATCCTATTGATAGAGGGACAGCTTTGACAATCACTAATTCAGCGACTTCACCAATAGTTCCAAGTTTTTCTCACGATATTAGTACTCCAGTTACAAAGATACTAGAAAGAGGAATAGCAATTTATGGGTCTGATACAGATGGTGTAGCAGGTACTATTATAGCTTCTATTGGTGCTATTACTGCTTCAGGTCGTCAATTAGCAGATGCTACAATGATTAAGTGGAATAGAGAATCAACTAAATATACACTAATTACTACTGATACCACTTATAAGTATTACTATGCTAAATTTACAGATGGTGTTACTGAAAGTTCAGCTAGTGATTATGTATTAGCAGCAGGACTTGGAAATACAGCCATTCAGAATCAAGTAGATTCAGCACTAGAAATGTGTGATGAAGAAATTAACGAAACAGGAAAGATTACTAGAAAGTTCTTATTAAATCAATGTAACCAATGGCAAGATAGTATTAGTCAATATATTTATACTAATGAAAGAGGTACTAGAGTAGTTAAAGATTGGATTCACGAATTAATATGTGATGATACTTCTATTCCAGCTACAGAGAATGAAAATGAATATGCTTTGTCAGGATTAACTTATAGCCTTAAATATCCTGATTCTAAACAAGGAATATTAAATGTTAGATTTGGTACAGTATCTCTAAGATATATTGATCCAGCAGAAATGGATGATAAGTTTACTAATATACCAGTTACTCAAGTTAAAACTGCTATAACAGAAGATGATACTTCAATAGTATTAGATAGCACTTATGAGTTCTCTGAATCAGGAACAGTTTATATTGGAGAGGATACTATTAGTTATACTGGAAATACAGAAGCTACTGGAACTTTAACTGGTTGTACTAATGTAGATAGTGACCACTCTGTAGATGAAAATGTATGGCAGAATATTCAACCAGGATTACCTAGAACCTATACAATATTTAATGGAAAGATAGTTGTTGATGCTCCCATTGGTAGTGATTATGTCGGATATACTTTTAAATTCAAATACTTAAAAGCTCAAACAAGATTTAGTGATTTCAGTGATACAACTGATATACCATTTTTTAATACTTTAGAAACTTATTTGAGAGCTAGAATAGAAATAAGAAAAGGAAATAGAAGTGAAGGAGATAAAATAATGGAACAATTTGAGAAAGAGTTAGCTCGTAATGCTGCTTCTCAATTCATTCCAGTTATGGAAGAGATGACATATCATAAATTCAACAATGACTTAGATAATGGTAGAACTAATTTATTATATACAAGACGATGAGAATAGAATACTTACAATTTTTACAAGGAGCTAATACACAGATAAGTCCTTTCCTTATGGGAGATGATATGCTTGAAGTTCAAGATAATGTAGTTACTTCACATAAACTAGGAGCTATATTAAAACGACCAGGATATTCACAGGTAGGTGGAGCATTAGACGCTAAACCAATTACAGGACTTCATAACTTTAGACAATCATCTGCAACACAAAAAATGTTAGCTACTTGTAATAGTTCTGATGGTGCTGATACAGAATTATTTTATTATACAGATACTAGTACAACGGTTGATGTTGAATCTGCTAGTGGACAAAAAGTTGTGTCGGTAGCTTCTACAACAGGGTTCATAGCAGGAGATATAGTAATATTGGCTAAAGGATATACTAACGAAGAAACAAAAGTAATAGACACAATTTCTGTTGGAGTTAGTATCACTCTTACTGAAAATTTAACTAACACTCACGCTGAGAATGTTGTAGTAGAACAAAGTTGGACAAATATAACATTATCTACAACTTGGGATGGATATGAAGATACTACTGTAGAAATGGAAGATTATTTAGGATATTGTTTCTTTGTAGGATATGGAGCTACTGATGGCTTTTTACCAACAATGACTTTTACAGGAACTACAACAGTTTCAGAAACTACAAATATAACTAATGCCCCTCAAGCTAAATTCATTAAAAGATATAGAGATAGATTATATATGATAAATCTTTATGATGGTGGAGCTTTACCTTATAGAGTAGGAATTTCAGATGCTCCAGTAGCAGGTTCAATAGGATGGACAGAATATCAAGCAGGTACAGGTTTCATTGATGTCGATTATAGCGAAGGACTTATTGGTGGTGGTGTTAATTGGGATAGACTAATGTTATTTACAGAGTATTCAGCATATATGTATGACCAATCTACCAAGAAAAAAGTTTGGGATGTAGGTTGTTCTAATCATAGAACTATTAAAAACTCAGGAGCTTATATGATATGGGCTAATCAAGATGGAGTATGGATGTCTACTGGTGGAAGACCACAGAATATAGCTGGTAGAGTATTAGATTTTATAAAAGGTTCTACTCCTTCTGCTATGTTTGCTGAAGTAGTTGATGAAGAATATCATTTATATGTAGGTAATGTAACTGTAAATGGAATAAGTTATTCTAATTGCTCACTTATCTATAACATACCTACTCAGACTTGGAGATGGCACGAATATCACGATGGAATAGAAATATTTGCTAGATATAATGATTCAGGAGACGACAGACTTTATATGGGAACTACTGATGGAGAAGTTATGAATCTAGGTAAATATACAGATGGCACATTGGTAAACTCAGATGATGGTAATGATATACAAGCATTTTTTAGAACAAAACCTTTTGACTTTGGAATGGCTGATAAACATAAAAGACTTATTGAAATGACAGCATTTTCAAATAGAGCGCAAGGACTACAATTAAAAAGTAGAATAATAAATAAGAATAGTGGAGATTTAATTAAACCAAAACCTTTAATGCAACTTAATAAATATATAGAAACAGCTACTCCTAAAGTAGAACAAGGAGAATTATTACAGATTGAAGGAGTAGAAGTAGGACAAAACCCTTACTTCTCATTATATGGATTTTCTATGGATGTAGAATTAGCAACAAAATAATATGCCAAGTATATCACAATTAGGATATTCTCAGTTTAATCGTAAAGATAATGCTGATATAAACGAAGAAATAGTAGAATTACAACAAGTTATTCCTCCTTCTGGCGTTGAATTTGCTGAATTA